TTTTCTATCTGGAATAGTTATAGCACCGCCTGGTGTTTCCATGTCATTATAGAATGCGTCAATGTCTACACCACGTTTTAGTGTAACTTGGAAAAGTTCCATATTACGCCTCCAGTTGTAGTATGTTTAGATCTACTTTTACAGTGCTTGCGCTACCGCTTTTGTTTGTAACCCTGCACGGTATAGTTGTTGTTGGAGAACTTTCTAAGTTAAATCCATAAGCACCTGGGCTTACAATAACTGTGTCAGCACCAGTTGTGATAACTTCTGCAATAAGTCCTGCGTCTGATGTAGGATCAACACCTTCTGCTCTTGCAGCATCTGCTGTTCTTGTTGCGTCATTTACGTATAGTCTTACGCGAGCCGCTCTGTCTGTTGTTATAGTTAACAATGTGTATGCTTTGAACCCTGTAATGTCTAAGTCTGCTTCAGCTGCATCTGCCAAACTTGAAGTTGTGCCCGTGACTGTGCTTCTGCTTTGTAGGCCTGAACCACCTGATGCTACCCAAGCATAGTCTGAACCAGTCCAACTTAATACTTCATTGTTACCTGCTGAGCCTGTGTTTAGATGTGTGTCAACATCACTATTAGTATATGCTGATGTAGCCCCGTATGAAATTTCGCCTGTTGTTATATCATAATAAAGTGCATTTGCAGTTACAAGTCCTCTAACAGGTTTAACTACAAAACTTTCTGGTATAGGATTATCTAATACAATTCCTGTTGCATTGATTACAATACTTGTAGCCGCTTGGTTAGTTACTCCTGCTTGAACACCTATAGCTATTGAATTAGCTCCTTGGTTGATTTCGCCTGCATTTGTTCCTAACGCAATTTGTGAAGGACCACTAGGACCATTTTTATCACCTAGTGTAGCCCATGTATCGTTTGGTAATCCTGAAACACTTGCACTTGTAAAGTCTACACTAGCACCTGTAAAGTCTACTGTGCCACTAAGTGTGCTTGTACCGTTACTAGTAATATCTCCCATAACATCGCCTGTTAGTATAGCACTATCTATATCAAGTACTACACTTGTTGTTGGGTTTGCTGGATCACTTACTACGTCACCGTAGTACCATGCTGTACTTGCACCTTGTATACTTGGCAAGCCAGTATTGCTTAGTACATGGTGTGCAGTGTCTGTTGGGTCTGTAGGATCTGTTGTTACTTTAGTCGTGTACTGTGATTGTGTACTTACATGTCCGCTGCTGCCAGTTCTACCGTCGATAAGTCCATTTACTTCTGCTTCAAAAGCAACAAATTTATATTCTGTTGAACTTCCGTCATATAGTAAAAAGTCACCACTTGCCACTGTATCAACACTGTCAACGTCTGTTAGGGAAGCCATATTAGTAGCGCCACCGCCACCAAGCAATCCACCGGTATCTGTAAGATCACCTACATCTGCTGGTATTGTTGGCTTGTTTGTTAGATTGTCATAATCACTGTCAAATAATAATGTAGTAGTGTCTGTTAAATCACTTACATCTGCTGGTATTGTTGGCTTGTTTGTTAGATTGTCGTAATCACCGTCAAATAATAACGTAGTAGTGTCTGTTAAATCACTTACATCTGCTGGTATTGTTGGCTTGTCTGCTAAGTCAGTATAGCTACCACTGAATGTGCTATATCCTGATAAGTCTGGTGGAGTATATGTAAATGCGCCAGTTGTATTGTTGTATGATAAAGACCCGCCGCCTGATGCAGCATCTGCAGAAACACTTAAATCTGTAAGTGCAATACCACCGCTTGCTAAATATAAGTCATCAAAATTGTCATTAATTTTGTCAAATGCTGAACGGAGGCTTTCTCCGTCTCCTGCTAGTTCACCTGATCCAATGTTAACTGTTTGCTTCGCCATTTGCCCACCTTAATGATTTAGTTTAATGTTATTTACTGTGCCGTCGGTCCAATTTGATACATAAGTTCTGACCCATACATAATTGCCGGTAAAATTGTAAGTTTTACTAGAAGTTTCGTTAGTTGTATATTCTAATTTAGTTGTACTAGAACTTACAATTTTACCAGTTGTATCAATTGATTGACCTGAACCTAATGTTACAGTAAACCAGTCATCTGCTGTAGGATCTATTGCAAGTGTTCCTTGTAATTCTATTTTACCTAAAAATCCATTTAGGTCAATTTGAATAGTATGCAACCCGTCACTACGTCCGTAGTAACCGTCGCCTTTGTATTTGTCACCCGTTACAGTCTCAGATGTACTGTCTCCTGGATGTGTTTGATTTGCTAAAATTGTTTCACTATTACTTGGCATAATACTATTTATCTTTAACGGAGTCAACTACGACTTCTTCAACTCTACTTATATTACCGCCTATCATAATTTGTATTAGCTGTAATACTTTATGACTAGTAACATAAAAATAGTATCCATGTGCGAATCCATTTTCTTTTATCTGCTGATACGCTCTATTACCAATTTTTACTTTGTCAGGATTTGCATCTATCCAATTTCCAAAGTCACGTGATACTCTGTTTTTCATTGTTACTCTGTATTTAAATTTTGTAGGACGCTTTACAACTATAATAGGAGTATCTCTATTTAATATTTCCTTTAGGTCATCATTAGGAGCAAACAATACGCTTTCATTTTGTAAATTAGATGCAATTTTTTCTAGCCATTGTAAATCATTAGAGTATATGTTAAGAATAGGATTTTCAACTCTTAAACTATAATCGTCTTCGCAGTGTATGAAGGTGTTGTAAAGTGTATTACAATCTATATAATCAGATTCTGAAACAGGCGTAACAATATACGCCCGTTTCAATAGTAGTTCCTGTCCTTTGCTATATTCTTGTCTTAAAGTTTCAAGACAAGTTTGAGTATAAGCAAATTGCTTTTCTCTAAATATGTGAGCTATACCATTTAGAGTTTCTAGTTTAAACCAATACTTGTTATAAAATTTATGTTTACTAAATTGCCTCTTCAATCTTTTCTACTTTCGTTGTATCTAAGCTAATAGCTTCGTCTACAATATTAATAGTAACAACTCCGCCATCTTTAAGATCGCCAAACAACAATGATCGTGATAAAGGACGTTTGATATCTTTGTCGATTACACGTTGTAAAGGTCTTGCACCCATCTTAGGATCAAAGCCTTTGTCTACTAGGTAATCAAGTGCTTCGTCTGAAACTGAAATCTGTACACCTTTCTCTTTTACCATATTTTTTAGCTCAAGCAAAAACTTGCCAACAATTTTCATCATTACTTCTTTGCTTAGTTTTGCAAAAGTAATTGTACCATCAAGTCTATTACGGAACTCTGGCGCAAAGAACTTTTTCAACTCTGCATCTTCATAATCATTTTCCATGCTGTCACCAAATCCAATTGAATTCTTCTCCGCCTGTGCTGCACCTAAGTTAGTTGTAAGAATTAAAATACTGTTCCGTGCATCTGCTTCTTTACCATTAGAACCTGTTACTTTACCGTTGTCCATAACTTGCAGTAAGATTTGTGAAACATCTGGGTGCGCCTTTTCAATTTCGTCTAGTAGCAATACACAGTTAGGATTTTCTTGTAGTTTAGTAATTAACTGTCCTGCATTTTCTTCGTGTCCTACGTAACCTGGAGGCGACCCAATTAGTTTAGCAACACTATGACGTTCTTGATATTCACTCATATCAAATCGTACTAGTTCTACACCTAAATTGTGTGCTAGTTGTTTTGCAGTTTCAGTTTTACCTGTACCGGTAGGACCCATAAACACAAAAGAACCAATTGGCTTGTCTTCTGGTTTAAGTCCTGCTTGTGCTACAAGAATTTTATCTACAATTGATTCAATTGCAGTGTCTTGTCCGTAAACAACTTTCTTAAGATTTAATTCTAAGTTTGCTAAGTTTTCAGTTTCTTTTTCAGCAACTTGTTCTGCAGGTAATTTAACTGCTTTTGCTAATTCGTATTGAATGTTAGGTGCTTCGATAAGTTTTTCACCTTCGAACCCGTCTCTCAAGTTATAACGACTACAAGCGGCATCAATTAAGTCAATAGCCTTGTCAGGTAACTTTTTATCTGGTTGATACTTTACACTTAATTTAATAGCTTCGTCAATTGCTTGCTCTGTAATAATTGCATTATGAAACTCTTCGTAGTATTCTTTAATACCCATTAAGATATCTTTAGTAACTGCTGTGCTAGGCTCGTCAACTGTAACACGTTGGAAACGGCGCATCAATGCACGATCGCTTTCGAAGTATTTGCGATACTCTTCCCAAGTTGTACTTGCTACAACTTTTAAGTTACCTTTTGTCAAAGCAGGTTTTAACATATTTGCAAGATCGTTAGAGTTATTGCCTCCGCCTGCACCAGCGCCACTCATCATATGCGCTTCGTCTACAAACATAATTGCTTTAGGCTTTTTCATAAGAGCATGTAATACTAATTTAAAACGCTCTTCAAAGTCACCTCTATATTTTGAACCTGCTAACATAGCACCGATATCTAGATTATAAACTTCGTACCCTTCTAAGAACTTAGGTACAGTTCCGTTTACAATATTCCAAGCAAGACCTTCTGCAATAGCAGTTTTACCTACACCCGGATCACCTACAAGTAATACGTTATTTTTTGCACGACGACCTAATGCAAGTGCAATACTATCTAGTTCATCGTTGCGGCCAATTACTGGATCAACTTTACCTTTTGAAACTTCGTTATTCAAGTCTGTTGTAAACGCACGTAATGCTTTTAGAGATGCACTAGTAGTTTCGCTGTCTTCGACTGCTTCGTCAACTTCGTTGTTTACATATTCGTTAAAGTTGTCTTTCTCGACACCGCCTTTATTTAGGAAGTAACATGCTTGTGTTTTCTTCTCACTTAAAATACTACTTAAAACATCTTGAAGTTGAATATTATTACGGCCACTAAACAACACTTGTGTAAATGCTCTATTTAAAATACGCTCAACACTTTGTGTTTTTTTAGGTTTGTACTTTTCCAAATCAATAATAAGATCAGTGTTAGTTTTTAAGAAGTGCCGTAGATTACCTTTTATATAGTCTACATCGGCACCAAAGCCTTCTAATAGTTTATAAAATTTCTCTTCGCACAGCATTGCAAACAGCAGGTGTTCTACTGTTACATATTCATGCTTTAACTTTACTGCATCTTTAATTGCTTTATCAAAGACAAGTTGTAATTCTTTTGACGGTTCTACCATTGCATTCCTCGTTTGCTAATGTATTTACTATATTATACTTGATAAGTTTTGTCAACTGGATGAAGAGCCAAAAATCTGTTCCAGTTGCATTAATTGTTGATCTGTAAGATTAGGCATTTTAACCTTAACTTGTATATAAGCGTTGCCTCGTCCTCTACCAGTAGGTAGCCCGTGACCTTGCATACTAAAGGTTGTATTAGAATTTGTACCTCTTGGTATTGTAAGTCTAATAGTGTTCCCATCAAGTGTTTGTATATCTACCTTTGTGCCTTTTAATGCCTCTAATAATGAAATTCTAATTTGCTGTTTTAAATGGACATTATCTACTTGCCATCTTTTGTGCTGTGCATACTTGATAACTACATTTAAGTCTCCAGGCTGAAACTGTTGTATAGTATCGTCTCCCATGCCTGCAAATCTTATAGTCTGCCCATGCCCTATTCCTGCAGGTATACGTATCTTTACTTCTTTGACACTGCCATCTGGCTTACGATATCTTGCAGTAGTCTCTACGCCGTTATACACATCTTCTAATTGCATTGTATATGCAATAGTAACATCTTTATTCTTCGGATGTTGATTGTATTGCTGATTCCTAAATGGACCACCGCCAAACATTTGTGCAAACATATCTTCAAATGCACCTGTACCTTGAAATCCACCAGGGCCAAAGCCTTGATCAAACTGCTGCTGCGGATTATCGTATTCCTGTCGTTTTTGTGGATTGCTAAGTGTTTGGTATGCTTCGCTAATTTGCTGAAACCTTTTTTGATCACCACCCGTATCAGGATGATGTTGTTTAGCTAATTTGCGATAGGCCTTTTTAAGTTCTGCATCATTTGCAGTTTTAGGTACACCTAGTATGTTATAATAGTCCATACTTAATTATACATTAATTACAATAAAAGTCAAGCTATTTTTTACTTGTTCCTGTATACAATCCGAACCATGCAGCACCTGCACCTACAACAACACTAATTAGTGCTGATTGGTTCATGCTTGGATCCGGTAATGTCATATACCATAGTACTGTTTTGTAAAGTAAGAAAATGTAAACAGTTAGGAACGCACGTGGAAAAATTCTCCATGCATCTACTGCTTTGGCCATATGTATAATTTTTGCATATGGATTAGGCCCTAGATCCTTAATACTAGTATCTACCTCTAAGTCAAGTTTGACTTTACGTGTGCCGCCTTCTGTTACAACTGTTGCATCATACTTAGGCATTTCTTTCATCTGCTCAGCCTTTGGCTTTTCTGCCGGCTTTGCTTCTAATTCCTCAAGTTTTTTTCTTGGCATTTTTACCCTCCAATTTTTTTAGTCTTAATTCTAATTCGTCTATTTTCTTAGTAACGTGTGGATACTTTTTACGCCATGCATCTTCAGGCTGCTCTAGCCATGTCCATCCCCAACGTGCTACAAGATAATCTATTGCTGTGTCTACTTTAGCATATGCCCAAAGTCCAATGCGTGTTGTGCTTATGTATGCTACAAATATTGCACCAAATACTGACCCTGCTAGTGCTGTGTAAATCCACAGACGATCACTTGCCATTCTTTCTATCATTTCCCACATAGTTACCCCTCATTAACAATGTATTTATTCTTTATACCTACGTACAGCTAATGCTCTACCTGGATAGTATAGACTATATTTTACTTCGTTATTTTGATTACCTCCAAGAATTATCCATTCGCCTGTTTGAACGAAAGTTCCAGCATAAAAACCTACATGTCCCTTCCATTCAGAGTTACCTCTAGGGAATATTACAACATCGCCATACTGTATATCGTTTGGATGAATTTCCTCACCCCATTTTAAAAAGCTACGAGCCATCAATGGAACATTACTTACACTAGAACTACCTGGAATATTGTTTATTTCTAATATTGCATTTACAAATGCTGCACACCATTCTGTACGTACAGGATCAACACCTATAAGATCTTTTAACTCTTTACGATCTTGTCTTTCAGAAAGACCTATATGAGTGATAGCTGTGTCAACTGGGACAGATTGTGTTGTCGTACAAGCAGACAATAATAAAACGAAGGCGGGTATACATTTCCATAACATGGAAATATTTATTTAAATGGATTCAGTTTATCTAGTGTAGATTCTTGTGGAGCACTATTTTGTGCTTGCACTTCTACTTGTGCATTTTCTATTTCCGTATTTGCATTTTCTAATGCTTTTTCAGATTCTTCATAGTAATTTTTGTACGCAGCAATGATCTCTTTTTGCTGTTGTAGTAGAGTCATTATGTCGCTAAGGTTTAAAGATAGTTTTTCGTAACCATCATCAGTCAGTGCAATTAGTGCTGGATCTTGTTTGTCTTTGACTAATCTAGCCCAAACTTCTTCTGCATTCTCTTGATTTATTACTATCCATTCTACGTCTTTTAATCGTAGTTGTTCCACAGGTGGTAAAACAAGTGCTGGCTTGTTAATTGGCTTTGCACTTATTTCTATTTGTCTAGGAGTTGCTGCACATCCTGCTAGTAGTAGTACAGTAATTAAAAGTGTAATATATTTCATAGGTTCTTCCTTTTCCAAGCTTCACTTTGAATGTTTGGGTCAAAATTAGGATTTGCTTCCCTCCAACACTCATTGTTTATTTCACTCGGTTTTGTTGCTGACAGTTCTTTTTCAGTCAGCGTTGCCCCACTCATTATTTCTAAACAACGTTGTGCATTTCTAGTTGCACCGTTTAGTACACGTTCTGTTAGCTCTGGTTTTGCAACCGCCGCAGCACCTATATCGTGCCGCGACAGTCTATTTTCTAATGATCTATTTCTATCACTAATTGCTGCAAATTCTGTTTGTAATCTAGAATTTTCTGCTTGCATACTTTTGAATGCTTGCTGTTGTGCTACGAGTGCCTGTTCGTTAGTTTGCACTGCTGTTTCTAATTTAGCATTATTTTCCTGCAAGATTGCAAGGCGTTCTTGTGTATCGTTATAATACCATGCACCTGCGCCTGCCATTCCTGCCATTAAAAAGAAAAATACAATTGCTAACTTAGCACCCATTCCACCTACCCTAGTAATTTTCCCAGCGTTTTAGGTCCTACAATACCGTCAGCAGTAAGCCCATTTGAACTCTGCCACTCTTTTACAATACGTGCAGTACCTGGACCAAAGATACCATCAGCAGGTGAAATATCAAGTTTCTCTTGTACTTCTGCTACTAATGGACCACGTGATCCCTGTCTAATTGTTTGATTGTAATCTGTTTCTGGTTCTTCAAAGTCGCCACCTAGTACATCCATTGCATGTAGGTAATGTTTCTTACGATCATCTAAACCAATAGTACCGCCGTTGATACGTTTTGTAGCACCAACAATATCCATGTTATCACAATACTTGTTAATGCCATTAGTGTCCCAGAACCAACATGCTGAGTCTAGTGCGCCTTTTTTAGTGCGTACATAGTCTACTGCTTCTTCTGGTGACATTTCCATTTCTGTTGCGAATTTAGTATAATTATATCTGCCGGTAAGTTGTAGTATACCACCGCCCCTAAATCTCCAACCGTCACCACTGTTGGCATCGCCGTTGTCCATTCTATTTGCGTAAATAACGTTCGCAATTTTTTCAGGTTGTCTATGATATTCATTTGCATCCCTCCCTGCTCTTCTAAAATACTTAGGGAAAATAGTGTTAAGTGCCTTGGCGCTATAATTTAAGTTTTCACTCAGTACTCTAAAGCCGCCACTTTCGTGTCCACACTGTGCCACAAACATTGCTACACGCTCTGCTGTATTTACTTCCCATAAAGGAAGTATTTCAAGCATTGCTTCGTACCAGTCTTTCCAATCATCTCTGTGGATAAGTTCTTCTGCCATCCACTCTTCAAAATCAAATTCGAAATGTTCTTTAGCCATCTTTTGTATCCTTATTTTGGCATTTGTCACAGCGACAATGATTACATACTTTTATGCTAGGATTTTGACTTAGGAAAGGATCATTAACTTTCACTTCCTTCCATAAGGGAATTCCACAGTGTGATTCATGTCCGCAATTTTGACAATATTGCATTTATTTTCTTTTTACTATTAAAGTTTTATCTTCGTTTGTAAGAGCTAACTTATCACCGAACTTAGTGATATTGAAGTCTCCAAGGTATTTAGTTAGGAAAAGAACCTCGCCCATGTCATTAAGGTTAATTGTTTCGCTTAAATTATTAATTGTAACATTAGTGTCGCCGAACTCTACAACTTGTAATGTGAGAGGCGCTGCAAATGGTTTAAAAATTGTTACTTCGTTACTTTCACTAATAATTATATCTGACTTGTGTGTTTTTGCAAAAAAGTTTTCATAGTTGTTTAACTTACTTTCTTGCATTTGCCCTTCATAATGCGAATCATCTAAAGGAATCTTAGCTGCTAGATTTTCAGTTGTTGCTTCTTCACTTTCAAAACCTTTGTAGTAACGGAAACGTGGTGTTTCTATTTCAGCTAGTTTTGCAATACCGTAAATCATATCCTGTAATTGTTCAGGCACATCACGAGTGCGTTCTATTTCTACAAAAACTTTATAGGTTCCATCGCTTTGTTCACCTGTACTTACGTCAGCATCTAAAACAAAAGGATATCCTTTTTCACAAAAGTTTTCTAAGTCCTTTGCTGCTTCTTGTCCATGTACACTAAAACTTACAGTAACAATATCCTTGTCTTCGCCCATTTTACTTTTAAAGCTATCAACTTCAAATACATCGTCAACTAGTAGTTTTAAATCACCTGTGTTCAATCCCATTATACTGCTGCCTCTGTTGGCGGTGTTTCTGCTGCTGCTCCTGTGTCAGCTTGTTGTGCTTCGTCACCATTTGGTGTTTGGGGTGCTATACCTTGATAGCCTCCATAAACTTCGCCGATTAAACTTGTTGGCATCATTATCTCTACAATCCAAATAGGTTTGCGATCTAACTTACCTTTTTTAGTACCAGGACGTATATCTGTCTCTTTGCGGATCTTACGTGGTACTAGTACAGTTTCCTTGCCCATTTTAACTTTGCAATCGTAATCGAGCAAACGTTTACCACCCATTGGGTCAGGCATTTTTTCCTGCGGCCACATAAAGGAGCATGTAATCCAATGTCTATCAATAGTAGGACCTTCGCATACTTCACCTTCGTCCCAATTTTCGTAGACGTATATATCAAGCTCGTCAAGAACTCTTTCAAAATCTTTTAGAACACTTAATGACGTATTACTATCGTATATACGTTCAACATTCTTTACTATATCTAAAACATCTTTCATAGCATTTCCTTTGTTAATGTATTTATCTAGATGTCAGATGATAAATATATTTGTAGGGCAATGCGTCTTACCGCAAAACCCTACTCCAGATTCCAGAAGGAGGACAGATGGGAGCTAAAAGAAAGGCTGTAAAGCAGCATTCAAAATTTGACAACGTTGTCAATATAAATTCATTTACTAAAAAACAAAACGTAACAATACTTCCACGTAACAGAAATCAAGAGCAATATGTACTTAAACTGTTAGACCCTAAGAAAGATATAGTCTTTGGCATAGGGCCGGCAGGTACCGGTAAAACTCTGTTGGCTGTACAAGTGGCTGTAAAATTATTTAAGGAAGGCAAAATAGACAAAATAGTTGTTACTAGGCCGGCAGTATCGGTTGATGAAGACTTAGGTTTCTTACCAGGTACATTAGAACAAAAAATGGCACCATGGACAAGACCTATTTTTGATGTACTAAGGGAATACTTTAATGCAAGAGAAATAGAAGGCATGATTGAAGAAGGCATTATTGAAATAGCACCTTTAGCTTATATGCGTGGACGCACATTCAAAAGCAGTTTTATACTTGCAGACGAAATGCAAAACGCAACCCCAAACCAAATGAAAATGTTACTAACTAGATTAGGCGAACACTCTATGATGGCTGTTACAGGCGACCTGGCCCAGGCAGACAGGCTCAAGGATAATGGTTTAATAGATTTTACAAAACTGTTAGAACAAAGTAATTCACAACATTTGGACATAGTCCACTTTGAACAAGGAGATATAGAACGGCACGAAGCTGTAAAAGAAGTACTTCAAGTTTACGGAGACGAATAAAGAAAGGGGCCTAGGCCCCTTTCAACTTCAATACTAAAAATTCATTTTTTGTGTATACATATGGTAAAAAGTGTAAACCTTTTACCGGCGGCTTTCCGTTATGATCATAATAAGTTAATCGTATATGATATTCATTTAACCATATTAGTTTACCACTAGAACTCCGTTTAGGTAACCAAGCAAATCTCTTTTTATATTCGTGTTGTCTATCTCGTTGCCAATTGGCACCCATCATAAATCAGACGCCAACGGAAAAATTTCTGCAATAGCCTTTGCACAAGCATGTGCAATATCCATATGCTCCTGCTGTGTACCATTAGCACCACGTAGTTCAATGTAGTGTACCCAACTACGTAATGTTCCATTCATATACAGCCGTGTTTTAGTATTTCCTTCTGGTAATACTGCACGAGCTTGTTCTTTGGCAATACCATTCTCAATTGCCCAGTCGTATGCTGTTGAGGCAGCAGCCCACACATTTCTTTGATGTTGTTCCCATGCAACATGTAAATTTACATCATCTGTAATTACACTGTTTTGTCTGTTCTTAGGATCCTGTAATCGTGCTTTGCGCATTACAAATGCATTGCCCATTTCCGATGGTTCTGCATATCGTTGACTAAACTCTTGGAATGCAAAACTACGATGACGCACCATTTGGTGTGCAATATCACGTGTCGTTTCGATTTCCATAGTAGCATTTGCCATTTCTAAAGGTGACCAGTGCTGATGTTTGATTAGATACTTAATTAATCTTTCGCTTGTTTCTTTGTTAATTTGTGCTGCTGGATTAGATACTTTTGCACAAAATGCAATAAGGTCTTGCACATTTTCTAATCCTTCTGTTTTAAATTCTTCTGTAGGCTGTGTGTAACTTACTAATCTTACGTTCAATTTTATTTCCTTTAATACATCATATCTGCTGCAACAATAAATCTATCTTTATCGCTTAATAATTCACCTGGTCGGTGCCATTCTCTACTATTATATATCACCCATTGTCCTTCTTTAGGCGGTAACTGAAGCCTTGCTGGATTCTCTGGACCATCGGGTGCAAACTCTGTTCCGCATTGTTTCTTATTAACCGGAACTTTTGTATAGTATACTCCGCTTACACTTTGGACTTGTTTGTTATGATGATGGTGATGCCAAAGTTTATCACGTGGCTCTGGGTATCTTAGGCTTGTCATAAAACTCCAACTTTGCACTCCTTTTATAGAAACCTCTGTTCCAAGAAATGCAAAGCAACTCCATACAAAGCTCATTTTAAGTTTAGACCAATGTGTACCGGGCAACCCAAACGCTTGCTCATTAATTTGATACTTAGGACTATTATGCCAAAATCTTCCTTGGTCAATCAGTCCTCTTACATCTTCGCACATTTTTTGTCTATCTTTACGACTAATTAGAGCGTTAAAATCATACCATTGATAATCCATTAGTCTCCTTCGCCAGGCGCTTCGCTAAAATATTGCATTTTACCTTCTACACCTTTCCATTCTGCTGCGTCCTTTGGAACATCTTCAGAACGTACTGCTGTTATGTTTGGCCATAGCAAACTGTACTTTTGATTAAAATCAACCCATTCTTTTGCACTGTCTGTATTATCAGGCAAAATTGCATCCGCAGGACATTCAGGTTCACATACTCCGCAATCAATACACTCTTGCGGATTGATAACCAACATGTTTTCACCTTCGTAAAAACAATCCACAGGACACACTTCTACACAATCCATATGCTTACAGCGTATGCATTGATCGTTTACTATGTATGTCATAATGCTCCTAATCTAATTAATGTTGCTGCTAAGTTTATTTCTGGATCAACAACTAATGTATGATCCACTAGTCCTTGTTTAATAACAAGTACTGCTTGATCTTGCTGTTCTTCGTTGCCAAACAATTCAATATTGTCATACAACCAACGATAGATCTCTTCCATTTCTTCTGGACGTACTGCTCCGCATAGTAGTTTACGTGCTTCTGCAATCTTGCCTGCTTTGAACAATTCGACCATATCAAGTTTCCAGTCTGCTTCACCTGTATCACCTTCGTTAGGCTTCATTAAGCTATTGTCCTGGATATTCATTTGCACTGTGTTAATACACTTACGTAAGTCTGGATACGTGCCTTTTACATATGTATCAAGTGTATCCAAGTCTGGAGTTACACCTTCTGTAATAAGAATCTCTGCAACTCTTGCTGTAAATTCTGTTTGATCAATCTTAGCAATATGAAAGCCTTGACATCTACTGTGTAGTGCAGGAATAATTCTATTAGGATAGTTACACGTTAGAATAAAACGTGCTGTAGTATGATACTCCTCCATCACACCACGTAGTGCTGCCTGTGCATTAGGCGACAAGTAATCAGCCTCATCAAGTAATACAACCTTAAAGTCACCAAATGGAATCATTTGCACAAAGTTTACAATCTTGTCACGTACATCATCTACTGAGTTTGTACGACTTGCGTTAATCTCTAGTATGTCTAGTGGATTAAGATCAAGCTCGTTAAACAATAGTTTTGCAAGTGTTGTCTTACCAATACCTGCGTTACCACTAAACAGCAAATGCGGAATAGTCTTGTCTTTAATCCAAGTCTTTACTTGGTTACGCTGTGCATCATCTCTAAACACATAACCGTCTACTGTTTTAGGACGGTATTTTTCTACCCATAATTCTTTCATGCACTTGCCTCTGTTATCATTCTAATGTTATTACTAATTGTAGCATTAAATTCTTCATCTGTCAAGTCATAACGTAAGCCTTCTGACAATGCTCTACTGAAACTAGCAGTTACATTGTCATTAAGACCTAGTCTATTACACGCTTCGTTTGTAGTATATCCGCCACTTAGGAATACAACACGCTCTACGTTAGGAAACACTGTGAGATTGTGATATAAGTTGGGTGTTTCTGGAGGTGTTAGTTTGAGGATGCACTTGCCTGGGAACTCATCCAGGAACTCTTGCAAGTGATACATAAGAGCATCTTCGACTTCGCCTTTGATAGGATGGTCAATGGGTACTTCAGGTTCAATGATCGGTACAAGTCCATACTCGCAAATAGTGCGAGCAAGTGTAAACTGTTGTTTGAGTACAGGATGTACCATTCCTGTACCGTGTACAATGCTTCGCATCTTTGTACCATAAATCTTAGGACCCCAGTTGCTAGTAGCCCATTCTAATATCTGCTTTACTGGAAACTGTTTGAGTGTGCCATCTTCATTAACTCCACTGTCAATCTTTAGGAACGTGTCAATACCTTTTTCATCCAAGATGTTAACCATGCCACGGTAAATTGTATCTTTGTAGAGGATTGCTGCCCAGATGTTTGAGTCGTTGAAGTCAGGACTGTTGACCATTCTAAGACGCATAGCATGAACTTTCTCCATCTTGTTATCTTCTGTGTATTCTTGTCCGTAGCGTTCTAGTACGCCTCCAGTTGAACCACCACTGTGATCCATTGCCGCAATAAATCTTAGATCACTCATTGTTCGCTTAACGCTTTTATCATTGCAATTTTTTCATGCTTTTTTACAAATTCAGTTTCGCCTTCGTAGCTATGACACTTTGCAAGGGCTTCTTCTACATACCATTTTATACGATATAAATCTTTTTTGCAATTAAAAGTTGATATGCCGTCCATGTTAGGATCAGACTCGTTTAAATATATTCTATCAATA